TGATGTTTGTATAAGCTGTGCTGATCGATGTTATAATGATTGCTTATGATCGTTTGTGAGCGTTTCAAGTGGTAAGTGTGAGCGATTGTGAGCGGAAGTGGAACGCGAAAAAAGAAAAACACTAATGCAAACAACTTGCAATAAGGAAACAATTAGTCCGTCTCAATAGCGTCTCAACAAGCAATTGTTAATGCAACTTACTTGCAATAAGGAAAAAAATCAGCGACAAACTAGCAATGTTTACATAAGTCGTTGACTATCAACAAAACTAATTAGACATAATGTATATAATACGAACTATATCCCCTCCCCTATAAGAATCTTGCGGGTACATGGGGTCAAATAAACTTCGCCCGTATATAGCGTAAGGCGTTCAGATTTTTCTGCCGAAACCTTTCGACTTAAGCTTTGTGTGTGCTGTATGTTACGGCTGTATGACGGCCTTCTTTACTGACTTTGATCCGATCCCTATAACAGAACCGAGCTTCCCGTTATACGAGTGGGAATGTGTCTTCTTTATTTAGAGTCGCTGTTATCGCTTGCATCGGCACGATTAATGTAAGGCATCTACAGCGATCCTTACGTAATCTTCGTCAGAAGGTTGGGTAGATGTCTTCTTCGGTGTCTTCTTCTTCATCGGTTGTAAAGTCTCCTTCGTTGAGCATGTCTAATGCGTTATCAGCGTCAGCTGTAAAGATAACGTCATCTGTTTCAGTAAGTACAGACAATTTACAGAAGTCCAGACATCCGGCTATGGTGTAATCGTTTAAGTCGTACTCACGTTTGAAGTGATACACAAGCTTTGCTAATTCGTACTGGAACGTTTCTGTTTGTTCGTTAATGTCCATGATGATGTTGTAACTATAGCATAAGGTGAGACGTTTTCATAGGTAAATCGACGGCCAAGCTGTACACCGCTTAGATACTACATCTTTAACTTTTATGCTTTACAACGTCCCTTCGGCTGTTACTTTGTATAATAATGAGATTTAGATAGTACCTAAAAGGTCCGTTTAAGAGGTCTCATACCGATAGGTATATAGATAACAAGATAAGCAATACCTACTAAGATGTTACATTAGCTGACGCTTACTTTAGCTCGTTATTCCATAAGAACCTTAAAGATACAGCAGCTCCATCAGATCAATCAGTTCAGTTATTTAGTTAGCTCATACATCCGTTCTTTCGCTAACATCTCTAAACGGTCAGATTGATAACGTGATCTTTAAATAAGTCTTTTAAGGATAATTGTGTCTACAGACGTAGACCTAGTAAATTTAAAGTCTAACTTTAGTATTTCAAGGTAAACTATAACAGATATATAACTGTATTTAAACTAAGTAAGAAATTGCAATATATAGCTACTAAAAGTTTGTTATAACAGTAATTACATCCAAAGGTTAGCTACAGCTTTGTTATTACGTTTATGGAAGCTATCAGTAAACTTTGTTAACTCTTCCTGTAGCAGCTCCTGTTTTCTTTCTAACATGTTTCTATCAGCTGAAGCAGCCATCTGTTCTGTCCAATAAGCAACAGCAATAGCTAAAGCATCTAATCTATCATCGTGTGTTATACTACCTCTTTCTTTTGTTATACGAGATAGTTGATGAAACAGTTGGTAATAAGCTTGTTTTTCTACAGGGTAGCTAAGAGCAGACTGATAGTCATGCTTAATGACTTTAGGATCAACAATAAGTCTATGAGCGTTAAGCACTGGTTCTAAGGTATCTATGATCCGTAGCTCCTTTTGCTTAGAGTGTCTTACCTCCTCTATTGTTACAGGGTATGTTGTTCTAAACAAAGGTTTAATAAGTTCAGTAAAGATACCGTCACCAAAGTTACTTTCTACTACGATCTTGTTAACTTTGTTTCGTTTAGCTATATCAACAAGTTCCTTTAGTGTTTGTTCGCTGTACCCGCCTTTAAGACCTCCTGCTTCCGGTACATACAAATAACCATTCAACATACACACAACAGCGTAACCAGTCTCGTCTCCACCTCTACCGGATGGGTCAATACTCATAACACTACCTGTGTACGGTATTAAGTCACCCGTTGTACTGCTAGGTCTTTTATAACGATCTCCATTGAATCCTACATTAGGCAGAGATAGATCAGCGTTAGCTATATCAGAAGACCAAATAACTTTTTCGTAAGCAACCTCCACATCGACATCCATAACTATTAAGTCATTTATTTTTAGTGGGTATCTGTCTTGGTCGCTAAGTCTAGGATTCAGTAAGAACTGTAGAGAGTAACCGCTGCGACCGTAGGATAGCTTCCTTTCCTCTAAATCTAAATCAGTGAACCGTAGGGGTTCTGTTGATGTACCTATTGTCTCTTCTGTTATGTTATCTCCGACAAAGGGCGATAAATCGTCTCCGTATATGTTAGCTACATCAGACTCCCTTGGATACTCAGAAGGCCATATAGATGCCTTGTAGCCCCTTTCTCGTAGCTTCTGGTAAACACTCTCTTCTGTCTGTGGTGTACCAAGAAATATAATCTTAGAAGTATCTAATGGTTTTATGATAGCATCTGTTTCCTTTACCTGCTCAGATAGCTTATCCCTCATACCTTGTGTAGCTGCATTGTTAGCCACCTCTATATCATCGCAGATAATAATGTCAGCACGACTACCAGTTAACTGTGATGTTATACCAAGACTCTTAACGGAGGGTGCATGAGAAGCTCCGGCTGGACCAACATCAAACGATAGTTTACTAAACCTTTGATTCTCGTTAGGTTTTAAATGTCGTAACACAGGCATCTCCTGTATCAGTCGTAGCACGAATGTACTGAAGTCGTCTGCCCGGTTTTTAGATGCAGACACAACAAGAATGTTTTTAGAAGGATCAAGTAACAACTCCCACACTACATAAGCTGATGTGATCCAACTCTTCCCGCACCCGCGGAACGCCATCACTATACTACGCTTAGGACCGTGCTGCAGGTAATCGCAGATAGAGTACTGTAAGGGGGTAGGGTCCGGCAGGTTCAGATGCTTCCATACAAGGTATACGAAGTTCTTAAAGTTCTTTAACTGCGGAGGTACTATTACATTCCGTTTGGTAGCCATCTCTCGGTGTTACGGTTTCTTTTACGACGGTTCCAAGTAGCTGGTGCAATCTGTAGATTTAATGGATGATGCAGACCGCCTTTCGAAAGTGGAACTATATGGTCAACCTCAAAAGGTATCTGTAGTTTAGCACTTACTCTCACGGCATGAGCGTATATTTGTTTTGTAATACCCTCTTCGTACTCTGTTAGGTTTGCACTAGCTTCTTGTTTTATTGCCCTGTATTTATTTGTATAAAAGAGTTTTAATAACTTACCTTTCTTGGTTTTACTATATTTCCTGACGGAAAGTTTACCAGCTTCACTTTTGTTTCTTTCATCCCAAAGTTTTCTATCTCTTTCTATGCTTTCTAACTTATTCCATCTTTCACCGTCTGACCACAGCCTATAAAAAAAACCTTCAGCCCATGGATGCTTATCTCCTTGCTTAAATGTTCCTCTAGGTTTTCCTGTTTGAAGTTTTTTTTGACGAACGATTATAGTGGATGATTTTGGTTTTCTTTCCCTCCATTGTTCATTTGTTGTTGTCCATCCTAAATAAAATAAACCATCAACCCAAGGATGAGCATCACCGTGTTTAAATGTTCCTCTAGGTTCGCCAGTCTGTAGTGCCTTTTGATTTAAACAAAGACCCTTCCGGTACTTATCCAAGCTCTCTTTAAATAACTTAAGCTTCAGCTGCATCGTCTTCCCCAAAGGGTACATCAATAATTTTGTTATTCAGTTCGTCTAAAGGCGTACCTACACCGCTGTCCATCAATACGTTGTTATCCTTTAGGAACTGTCTAGCTCCATTGAGTAAGGCAGCGTTATACTCCCCCGTATCTTCCATCATATCTATGCTGTGGCTGTACGCACCTGCTATCTTATCGTGCAGTTTACTTCCCTCTTTATGGCTTAGCATGATGTTATATTACTAGTGGTTGTTATCTTTGTAAACAAAAAGAGGCGGCTCCGAAGAACCGCCCCTTAATGATGGATGAGCTATAAAGCTTAGCTTAAAGCAGCTTCGAACTCAGCGACTGTTCCTAACTCAGTACCGTTGTGGTAAAGGTTAGCGTCTAAGTCAGCAAGAGTAGCAGAGCTGTCCGTTCCGGAGATGTCGGAAGAAGCAGCAGTTGCGGAGGTTGAAAGAACCTTGAACTTGTCGTCTCCTTCGTCCCAGATGAATGCAACATTGCTTTCGGAGGAACCACGCTCAACGATGAAACCACCGTCATTAGAAGCATTAGCACCGGAAGCAGCACCTTTAGACAGATTCATCAACGAGTCAGTAACGTCGATGTTGGTGGTCTGTACGGAGGTGGTTGTTCCTTGAACGGTCAAGTTGCCGCTGAATACAGCATTAGCAGCCGAGATGTCACCGCTGAAAGAAGCGGAGTTACCGTCAGAAGCGAGCGATCCAGCTTGAGTTTGCAGAGCAGAGATGTCGCTGTCGTTGCTGCTGATAGCAGAAGTGTTAGCGGATACATCGGACTGCAAGGAAGAGATGTCACTATCATTCGAAGAAACGTTCGATTGAAGAGTAGTGATGTCAGACTGAGCAGTTGAAACGTCAGATTGAAGGGAGCTGATGTCCGAGTCATTGCTGCTTACGTTAGATTGTAAGGTAGAAATGTCGGAGTCATTAGAAGCAACAGCGTCAGCAACAGTCTTTAACTGAGTATCAAGAGCTTCGTCAGCAGCTTTAAGGCTGGCTACAGAACCGAGATAGTTGGTGGAACCGTTAGCACTGTAAGCACCGTTAGCACCAAGACCAGCACCAGCTTGAGTAGCGTCAAGTTCAGTTTGAAGACCAGAAGCAGTTGAAGATACTGAATCAACGTATGCTTTGGTAGCGGCGTGAAGGGAATCAGTTGGAGCACCGCTGAGGGTCAAAGCCCCAGTCATTGTTCCACCTGCGAGGGCAAGCTTCTTATCAAGCTCTACTTTTGTTTTTTGACCCAATTGGGTAAGCAAACTAGACATAATATATAATCCTTTGTTGTGGGTTAGTTGTGTTTAGAAAGAGTATAAGTACAGCTAATAACTGTCAAGCTACCTCGGTAATCAGAATAGCTCCAGCTTCAGTAGTTAAGCTATCTCCGTCTTCTGCAAGTATATGAGTAGCAGTAGGTACCGCACCACCAAGCTCTACGATTTTCCAAGCTGTTCCGTCGTCAACCGCTATACAAGGACCGTCGTTTCCGTCGCCGTTAGTAACGTATATAATACGCCCTGATGTACCCGCTTCTGGTAAAGTATCTGTTTGATATGATCCAATTTGCAGAGATTGTGATATAATTACCGAACCACTAATCAAG